GTAAAGCGCATGCCGTATTCTTTGCTGCCCAGCCTTATTTTTACTCCCTTTGGTCTTAAATCACTCATATAACCTTACCCCTCACTCCGTAACTATAATATACAGCTCGAGTATGTCTGAGTCCGCTTTGCCTGCAGCCACACAGACGGCCTTTATGCAGGTGTTAGAGGGTCCGGTGAGCGTGATAGCTGTTGTATACTCTGTTCCATGTGTTTCAGAGGGTATGGTTCCATCATCGGTGTAGTATATGGTTCCTGAAGCTTCAGTTGTAGACAGTACTACGCTTCGAGTCACATCATAGGAGCCGCTGGGCACGGAAGAGGTGACAGGTGCAGCTTTCGCTGTAATTCCGGCCTTACCGTTAAGCCAATTCCGTGCTTTCTCCTCGGTGGAGAAGGTACCCTCTTCCTTCCAACGACCGTCAACAGCCTCCATGATGGTGCCTTCAATGGCATGTGACTTAAAGGCTATGCTTTCGCCACGGGTCTCCAGATCGTCGGCAGGCTCTCCGAACTTGACCTTCTTAAGCCATATGGCACGCCAGTAGTTAACGCCACGGACTCTTTTCTTTCCGTAGAAGCCGAAGCCCACATACGGAGCCACATCGGAGCTGGATGCTATAATTTCCTTTGTTCCAATCACTGTGTCCACCACAGCCCCTTCGGTATTACCCAGCAGGTCAACCTTTGCATAGTCAGGCAGATCGTCATGCTCAAGGGTGACTTTGCCGGACTTGAATGAGTTGTCTTCCTCGGCGACGACATCATCTGCATAAAGCTTTATGTCGTTTTTCTCTATAGTGACATCCGCCTTGATAGCCTTAGCCAGAACACGGCCCCCGGAGTAGCTGATAACAGAGGTTTCTTCATTCTCTGTGGCCAAAGCATAGACAGGATATTTAAGACCTATCTTAGACATTTACTTCCCTCCCATAATTCCCATAATGTTTTGGGTCTCTTCAATAATAATCCGTTCCATTTCATCAGTAGCCTTTTGCTTAATCTGATTAACAGCCGGACGAATAAACGGTTTCTTTTTCTGCTTGCTGGAGCCGCTCTCCATGACTCGGGCTTTAAGCTGGTTTGGAACACCTTTTTTATCGTAACCGTCAAACCCAATCTTCGCAGACCAATCGCCCTTGCTGTCCCGTCTGATGGGTGTAATGCCCAGTGAGTTTAACAGGTCCCCGCTACTGTTCTCAGATCCTTTGAGGTTATTCTTCAGGTTCCTTCTTATCTGGTCGGCCATTATACCGGCCCCGGCATGTATGGCTTTCCTGGCAATCTCTCCTGAAGCTGTACCCAGTTTAGACAATTGAAGCATGATCGAGTCTGTAGTTTTGAGAATTATTCTGGCCATATCAATCGCCCTCAGGTGTGGTCTCTATCTCGAAGACCCACTCATAATGATACAGCCTTGTATCATCCTCATACTGTATTGAGCTGAGCCGCCATGAACAGACACCGTTTAATGTCTTCTGTATTTTGTTAATATTAGGGTCATCCTTTGTACGTGTAAAATAGTCAACAGTACCCTGAATAACCTGCTCCTGCATCTCGTCATCGGCGTATTCAAAAGCGGCCTGTCCGTCCTCTGCCCAGACAATATACTTATCATCTTTCTTCGAGGCTGTATAATGGGACACCGGAACGCCCACAGTCAGGAGGGCGGTTTCTATTACATTAAGGTTCATCCTCGCCGTCCTCCACTTCCGCAGGCTGGTATATGTCGTAGTATGCGGTTAGTTCCTCCAAGGTCAGGTCCATCACAGGAGGATTAATATCCTCCGGGTACTGTACCTGTTCGATGCGGTACTGCTTCCCATCGTTGGGTATAGCTATGTCCTGAGCTGACACATCCCGGAGCCGGGGGCAGCGCAGGACATAGGCAATTTTCACCTGTGATTGTTTCGCTATATAGTGCCGGGAAAGGCCAACCATCCGCTCATGGTAGCGGAGTGTCCGCTTCAAGGTCAGCGCATTATCGGTGAGGTCATAAATACATACGATACCATCGTTAAAGGTCTGAGTTTTCTTCACGGTAACGCTCCACCTCTTTCTGATTCTGGAGGGACAGCAGCTCCGGCAGGTAGTTCACCTGAAATTCATGGAGAGCGTTGGACCGCACATAGCGGCAGTAGTCAAACAAAAGCTCCCGAGGCTTATCCTCGGCGCTGTAGTCAAGCTCTTCACCTGCTGCAGCGTCGAGGTATTTCATGCCCCTTTCTATTATACCGGTGAGTTTAATATCACCTTCGGCATCAGTCCATGTTATATCAAGGTAGTTTCGGACGGCATCAAGCAGTCCGTCGGGTAATGCCATCCTTCATTCCTCCTTAACCAGCGCTCTTGGTGACCGTTACGGTATAGGTTTCGGTCTCATCGCCGCTGGTGACATTGATAGTCAGGATGTTCTCACCATCCGCCCAGGTTGCCGCAGTGCCGTTGGTTACCGGGCTTGTGCCGTTGAGTATCTCAATAGTGGCTTCTCCGTCCTTGGCAACAGCGGTAATTGTGTTGGTAGCGTTGGTGGTGGAAGCTGTGTATACGAACACCGACTTATTGAATGCCGGTGAGAGTGTCAGGCTGCCGATTGTCAGGCTGGACAGACGGGCATCGGATATGCCGCGCACCTGAAGGAGCTCGTTGAGTACGTTAACATCAAACTTGTCGTTAGTAACGTTTACACCGAGCTCGTTGTTTGTAACATTCACACCGAGTTCGCTGTTAGTAACGTTTACGCCTAACTCGTTATTATTAACATTAACACCCAGTTCACTGTTGGTGACATAAACCTGCCAGGGCGTAGGTTTAAGATCGGATATATCCAGCCGTATAAAGGAAGAGGCATCCAGAGGCTTTCCATCGCCGTACAGCTTGGTAAGATACATACGTTCGTCCTCTAAGAAATGGTATTCGTCGGAGTATTCTATCTTTCCGCCCTTGCCGGTACCAAGCCCCATGAAGTACCGCTTGCCTAAACCGATGATGGCTTCACCTGCAGGCACGAATACCGACTGGATTAGCTTAGTGGGGAAGGGGAAGATATCGTTGTTGTAAACCCCGTCAGGCTGCCTGTAGCTGGTTGCCGGGAATATCTTCGTAAAATAGTCCGAAGGCGATACCACGAATATGACTTCCTTAATGTTTCTCTGTAAGCCTGTTGGAGCTACCGATAGAGCAGCAAGCAAGGCTCCGTAGGTCTCAGGTGTTATCTCAGAGAGGGTTACAAGGGGCTGGGGATCGTAACCGTTAGTGGGATCTAAGGCCGAACCCGGATTACGGCGCATACCGACGGGTTCGTCTACACCGCTGCCGTCTACAATTGCCCCTTCAAGGCCATTGTAGATTGCTTCCGAAAGATGAGCGCGAACATAACGGTCCAGCCAAACCGGCCCCAGGTCAAGCATAGCCTTACAGAGAGGCAGAAAAGCAGACAACTTTTTCTGAGCGAGGTTAATTGTCGAAAAGCCTGCAGAAAGCTCTTTTATGATTTCATCGGTAAGCTTGCCCCACTCTGCCAACTGACGCCCATCCATAGTAGACACCAGTATCTCTACCAGAGCACCGGTAGTCTGGAAGTTGATAGCGTCAAGCAGCGGATGTGACTCGGTTATATCTTCGAAGATAGCATCTATTACAGTTTCGGGAAGAATGACATTAAAGTCCGCTAGTGCCTGCTTGGGATTGGAGGCCTTCATCGCACTAATCAGCTCATTGTAATAGTCCGTTTCCTTGCTGGTGAGAGCCCGGGCACCACGGCCGGCAAGGACATGATTGTCAGCAGCCTGTACCAGCCCTTTTGCTTCAGCCATGACGGCCTCCTGTAAAAGGTCAGTAAACTCGGTAAAAGCCTGAGCAAATTTCTGCTCATCGCCCTCTTTAACGGCGGCATTGATGCGCTGGAGAATCTCGGTCTTTTCACGCTGCAGGGTATCAAGATTTTTCATAGACTTAGTCCTTTCCGCCCATCAGGGCATTTAAAAATTTTAGTGTCTTGCTTTCATGAGCAGGTTCGGGTTCAGGCTCCATAACCGGAGGTTCTTCTGCTGCAGGCGGAGCTTTCGGCTCTGGTATGCTTTCAAATTGCATAGCGTTTTTTACCAAAGAAAAAAGCGCTTTGTGAGCGCTTGCTGCAGCCTTATGATATTGTTCAGCACCGATTATCGAGGTGGCAAAGCCCATCTCAAGGGCATCACCGGGTAAAATCCAGGTTTCCGCATCCAGCATTTCTCGGAGCTTATCTTCCGGTATATTGACTGCCGACATATATGCAGCTAAAGCGCCCTGAGAAATCACATCCAGATCGTCTGCTTCTTTGCGGAGCTGTGCTGCGTTTCCGGATGTCGTTGTCCACACATTGTGTATAAACAGCAGAGAGGCATTGTTCATAATACGCTCGTCCCCGGACATAAAGATAACCGATGCTATGGAGCAGGCAAAGCCGTCGCAGATGGTTCTGACCTTTGCCTTATGATTTCGGAGCATATTATAGATAGCGAGCCCTTCCGCAACCTCTCCACCGTAGGAATTGATATGGACATTAATTTTATTTGCCTCAAGTGTCTGCAGTACCTTCGATAATGTATAACTGGATACATCATTTTCAAAATATTCCAGAGAGGTAATATCTCCGAAAATGTAGATATCCGTCTCACTGCCATTGGTTTCTAAGGAATAGTATTTTTTCATTGTTCACCTCCGTTCTGCGCAGCCAGCGCCTCCTCAAATGGCATATAATTCTTGGTTATATAATGTGTGTACGCCCAAGGCTCGTTAATTATCGACTCACCGCAGAGCTCGCGTATATCGTTGACGCAAAAAGCGCCGGAGCCGATAAGCTTGTCGACAGCCGTGCTGACTGACAATACATCCACATGCCGTATCTGCTTTGTGTCAATCTTCAGATAGTTACCAGCCGAAAAGCCACTATAGCCGTTTCTCTTTCGGTTGATCTCCTCCGAAAGCATGTCCGTTAATGGATCAATACAGAAGGTCAGGAAATTATCAAAGGCATCCTTTGTGCCCTGCACATCACCTCGTAGGAGCGCCGGAGGGATACCGAAGGCTTTGGCTGTGAAGTCTGATATATCATCTATCTGGGCACGTATATCTCGGGTGCTTTCCGAAGAATACGTTTTCTGCGTTAATTCAGTAACATCCTGACCTCTGCCAAGAGGGAGGGCCGCGTTGTCACCCATCAGCCATTTTGCTATTTTTTCATTAATAAGGTTATCAAAAATTCTGCGTTCGTCTGTGCCTGCAACGGGCAGGGTATCATATTTGAATTTCACCTTAGTGCCCCGGCTTCGCTGATAGGCCTTCATGCTGTACTCTATAAGCTTAGAGTAGCTGTTGTATAGTGCATCGGTGACCTTACGCATATCACATTCCGACAGCTTGAAATACAGCACCTCAGACTGGCTAAAGGGGCGGTTGAAAGTAAAATCCCCTATGGTAACCTGTGTAAACAGGTCGTCATAGAGGGCGTAGGGTGTGCGTGTGAAGCTGTCAGCCACCAAAAGCTGTCCGTTTTGATCGATAATCAGAACCTCATTTTTCCGGCAAAGCTGAGATAACCACTTGTGAATGAAGGCACTTGAATTCTGATTTCTGTTGGGTTCGATATTCCATAGGTAATATTCACGTTCCTTTATTTCCTTACCGTCCATGAAGGTCTTAAACTCGCATTTTGATACAGCGTTTGAAATCAGGTTCGTTGCTGACCAGAATGCCATCTCACGAAAGTATATATCACCGACTGTTGCGGCGTATTCTTCGGCATAAACAGACAGGTCAGCGCCGGACAGCGGAACTGGAGAGCTGCCGAATAGTGATTTCAGCCATGTTATTAAACTAATACTATCCACCTCCCTCAACAGACGATCACAGGCAAATCGTCAAACACAGACTCGCCTGTGCCCAGTTCATCTTCTATTACAACAGAATGGACAAGTGCCATGAACGGGTCTGTCTTCCGACTCTTAGCCTCTATTTTTGCATAATAGAAGTTCCCGGTATCAGAACCGGCTGCACGGCTGGAGCGAACCAGTTTAGTGTTATTCGTAGCCCAGCGGAGTACAGGGTAATCACCCCAGATAAAATTATTGTTATTGAATATGCTCTCTATCACAGGATGGACTATCATAATATCCGAGGGCCTCACCAGCTTAATGTTTTTATAATCCTGGGCATCGAAGCCGATTTTCCTGAGACTTTTTGAAACAAGAGCATATCTGTGATGGTCCAGAGCAAGCTTTTTTATCTGGTATTTCTTTGCCTGTTCAAGAATCCACTCACAGAGCAGATCAGGGTGTATCTCCACATCATCAACCAAGGTTATATATCCGGCCTCCGCCCATTCCCGCCAGGGCACAGTTAAACGCCATAAGTCTTTGGACTTAAGGCAGAGCCAGGAGTGGTTTATGTCATAGCGAAGGTCTCCTTTCCGAAAATGGAGGTTAACAGATGCAAAGTCTGAAACACTGGCGTAGTCTATACCACAGGTGCAGGCACAGCCGGTCAGATCCGGCAGCTCCCTGTTTGTGGCTATAATGTTTTCCCAATCTGTAACCACAATCTCCGTATCACTCTGAGGCCGGTTCATGCGCTTGGTCATAAAGTCGGCGTTGGCTACGGGATTGTTCTTCCAGTCTATATATTCCTTCCCGATGGTTTCTCTAAGGTCAGGAAGATACGGAAGGGAAGGATTAGCTTTGACCCATTTAGATGGATCGTCGGCCTCCTCTTTGCTATCCAGGCGGCAAATAAAGGGCAGGAGTCCGTTGTCGCCGATATCGCCGTTTAAAATCTGCTCAGCCTGACGCAGCAGATCGTCCAGAGGCCCGTCACGAACGTCCCCGTTAGTGGTAGCATACAAGCGCCGGGGATGCGGTTTCTTTCCCAGTCCGGTAACAAAAACCTTGATGTTTTTATAGTTCTCATACTGGTGGACCTCGTTGAAGACAACGATACCAGAGCGCATGCCGTCCTTAGACTTTGGGTTGTTTGTTCTCCCTCGGATGGTACCACGGTACTTAAGCCCTGTTATTTTTTCTTTGGTCCACTCGAAGTGCTTTTTCATCTTCGCTCGGTATTTAGCGTTATCCAGAAGCTCCAGAATATCGTTGACGGGGCGCATGGCTACATCCTCGGCAGTGGCACAGATGTCCACATCATAGGCTCGGATTTGGTGGTAAGGAGAAATGAGGCATAAGGACTCCATGGCAATGAAGCCGTCTTTACCTGCACCTCTGCCAATTAGCAAGAGAAGGTCAGGCCAACGGGGCCGTCCGGTGTCCCGCCAGAAGGTGCACAGGTGCAGAGCAATACAAAACGCCTCCCATTCAAAGAGGCGTTCAAAAGGAAAGTATCTGGCAAGGCCCAGGTATTTCTCCAACTGCTCGTTATCGGTGTATATGTCCTCGTTAGCAAAACAGCGGCGTATATAAGCAGCCAGCTGCTGCTGGTCGTTGCAAGCCTCTATTTCGCCGGTTTCAACCATTCGGAGATATCG